GCAATCTAAGTATTTATGAACACAAGTTCCCAATGTAATTCTCTTATCTTTTTGAATATGAAATGTTACATATCTCATTTCTTCTCCAATTGTCTGTAAAATGCGTCATCTCTCTCAAACATATTAGTTAGTCTCTCTTCAGTTATCACATCTTTCATAACAGATATTATTCTATTGAGAGTTACACCAACCTCTACCCATCTATGACCTTTACTACAAGTCCATCTGAAATTATGACCTGGTATAGGAACAGACCTACAATGTCTCTTCCTCTTACATTCTTTACAATAGATTAGCCTAAATCCTTTCTCAGACAATCACTTTTTCTCCTTACTAGCCATGTACTTCTTATAGCTCTCAAGTGGTTCACCAGACAAATGAACTTGCCAATCCATATGAACTCCAACTCCTACCTTTTGACGCTTTATCCATCCCATCTCTAATAAATTATCCATTATCTGGTCTAATGTAAAACTGTTGTATACTCCATAACCTCTCCATAATAATTGTTTGCGGCTCATCTCTTGGCCTGGTGCCGCTAACAAGTAATCTAACACAGCTTTAGTCGATGCGGCTAATGGGTCAGGTCCTCTACCTTCTGTCGTTCTCTTATTGGAATAGACTAAATTAGTTACTTTATTAATGGAATCTTCTATATCTAACTGACTAATCTCTCCAGTAAAATCGTAATTACTCAATGCTAAACACATTGAGACTTTAAGTACATGGTCTGGAACTCTATTCATAAATCCAGTCTTATCATATGTTTGAGATGCACGCCACTTACGGCGCCATGTATTAAATAACTCTCTTGCGTCAGTTGATGGAACTAGCTGTCCCTTATGAGTTGAAACTTTAACTAAATGTGGGACATATTTTGGAATGATGTAATCATCAAATTTATCACCTTTGCCACCATTATCTGTATCCAATAGGTCTACGTCTTGACTTCTTTTCTCTTCATAGACAATGAGATTTCTACCAATATATCCTCCTTCAATATTAGCTTGTGGAATAGAATCATAAAAATGAGCTGGGGAAGACCCAAACAATGCTGTGATATATGGATTTTTGAGCTTCTCGGCTCCATCACCCTTAAGTAAATTAATCCATTCCGGATTGAAGTTACCGTCATATAAATCCGTGAGGATGGTAAGTGAATCTGGGTCTGCAATAATCGCAGTAGATAATTCGCCATTAATAATGAAGCCTCTACTATCAGCTATAGGTGGTTTACCTTCTTTAGTTCTGCTAGTAGCTAGTTCTTTAATGATAGCTTGAATCGAAGAACGGCCTGCTATGACTCTTGTAACATCTGCTTTAGATACTAATAATTTAGCACGATTAATTGGAAACCCTTTGCCAAGTCCGGAGTCGCCTAATAACATTATGTAAAGGTTAGGTTTATATATTAGGTCTCCTTTCAATGTAGTCAAATAATAGTTGTTTCCAGCCGCTGCTGAAATACAACTCAAAAAACTCCACCATAACCACGATTTGGGCGTTTCAACGTGTGAACATTCAGCTACCAACGAATCAACAAAGTTAATCTGACTCATCAAGCATCATGTTGATTCATGGATGAAGTCTCTTAATTTCATTACCAATTCAAATGCTCTTTTCTGAAGAGACAATGGATACTGACTACTGGTCATTCCTATGATAATCAAATTAAGTTCCTCTTTTGTCAGTTCTACGTTCATTTTAAAATTAGTTCTACGTTCTTAAGCATGATGCCTTCATTTGGTCCTATACTTATGACTATACGTCCATTTATCGCGTACCGAGTTCTTTCCTTGATAACAGATACACATACATTTGCATATGTTTCATAGTCTACTTCATATGATTCTGGCCAAGCACCCATGCCAAATTCAGTATTAAATATTTTTACTAATGCTTCTGTAGTCATCTTCCAATCCTTCCACGCTCATGCGCTAGATTAAATATTTTCTCAAAGTAACTAGGTGGCACGTTTTGTCCAGCCGTTCCTATTACCACAGTATGAAAATTACTACGCTGCTTTAGCTCATCTATATCTATTGGGTAAAACCACTCTTCGTTAGATAAATATTGGCTTCTAGCCCATATTTTGGCTTCTTGATAGTTTCCTGCTATGATACAGATAATTTTATTACCCTCCGTCTAGAGAATTTAGAACCTGAAACATAATTGGTCCAGTTTTCTCTTCGCCTAATTCTCTTTGTATATCAGACCATCTTGGAATAGACCAGTATTCCATTAGTAACTCGCCTTTAATTGGTCCATCGTCAGTCACATATAGAATTCTCCGTAAATGTTTCATATTCTTATCTTTATATTTAATAATTCTAGCAAACCCAACTGGTATACCTACGCCTAAATCTGGATGTGGTATTCTACACAATCTGCCAGTTTTAAGGTGACAACCTAGATGATATGGGTACATTCTTCACCTCAGAATGGAATGTCATCATCCTCACCTATTGCATATTTGTTACTGTCTTCCTGTGAAATCTTAATCTCTAAATTCTCAATAGTTAGTTCAAATTGCTCTTTCAAACTATCAGTATCGTCAGCCTCAATTCTATCTCTAGACTTGAACATACCATCTTTCCAATAAGTTAAGACTAATTCAAATTTCATATTTTATAATCTAATCCAATTCCAAATTAATAATTACTATGGCATGTTGCTTTTCATCTTTGTGTGATTCTCTAAACTCTTGATGAACAGATTTAATATCAAACTCTTCTCCATTGTCATCATCAATAACTAAAACGTCAGCGTCATCTTCAAACTGTTCTAACTTATCTATCAATTGTTTAACTGTCATATCCTCACCTTCCTCATCTCAGCATAATTCGTATCACTAATTTCTACCTCTTATTATTATAGTTAAGAGAATGTTTAGTTCTACACGCTTTACACCATCTATGGACTTGACCAGTCTTATAATCTTTCCAGATATATAAATTCAATCCGGATAACTTATGGCCGTGTTTACAAAATTCTTTATTAGTATTCGGATTCTTGAATGTTCCATCTTTAACAGCATCTAGAGTGTTAGTTGAAGTATTACCAATGTATATATGTTCTGGGTTCCAGCAAAATTTAGTTTTACAGGTGTGACATATTAAGTTGTCGGAGTATAAATCAAAACCTAAATGTATAAATGCTGATACTCTATTGACTAAATGATTTCTACCAAGAAAATGTAACTCCCTTTTAACTTTACCAGATGGAGTTAACATAACCCAACAATTACTATCTGTAACTATTCTTCTCTTTATAAGTCTATTTAGCAGGGATTGTCTTAAGTTCATAATTTAATTGGCCGCATCTCTGCGTAATTAGTATCTGATATTTCAATCGAACACGGTATAGTCAACATATAATTACGTTTAAGACTACAATAAGTACTGAAGTCAATGGGAGTTTCAAAATGTTTCTTCATCAATCTGGCATAAATCTCCCAGTTATTCTCTGGCACTTGCATCTTCAAACTATCATGGTCTTCACTTAACCACATGACAGCATTATCGCCATTCAATTCATCATCAATAGCTAGAGCGGCTCCTTGCACTAAATGTGCTACTGTTCTTTGTGGTATGTTGGCGTAACCTTCTTTATATATCTCTTCGTCCATTCTGCCGTTGAATATTCTAAGTCCACCAAATGGGTCCACAATAGCACGCGTTGATTGGACGCAATCTTTGATATCTTGATGGAATTTACTGCGTATCCTTGGAGATGCACCGTGGAATAAATCAAGCATCTGACCAGCACGCCATTCGCTAATAGACATAGGTATGTCATACTTTTGAGCATCTGTATTAAACTCTACCATAAACCTATTTTTGCCCATATCATAATTGCCAGCATGTCTTGTCTTCTTTCCACAGAACCTCTCAGGTCCATCCTTTTCCATTATATCTACTACTGGAATTGATTCAGTTGTAAGTATTAATTTCTGGCAATATCCAAACATTAGTCCAGCCGTTCGTCTATGTATATCTACTTTATCGAACGCTTCAAGTAACTCCCAGTCTTCAGATAATACAGCTACTACTCTTGCTTCAGCCTGACTAGAGTCTGCACTAAGGAAGATAGTTCCTTCGTCTGGTATAAACATGCTTCGTATGTCTTTAGCCAATCTCCCATGCTTAGAGATAGTGTGAAATGCAAGTCCGATTTTCTTTGGTCTAACTGGCTTCTTAAGAATGCTTGTAGAGCTTCTGCAAGTTTCTGTTGCTGATATATTGAAAGAAGTTTTGCATCTTCTGTCGTAATCTGAATTGAAATTGATATACCTGCTTTTTTGTGTCCTGATACGTCTCTCTTCGAGTAAGTCTGTGAGGATTGCTTTCTTCTCTTTTGTCTTGGCATGATTACCCAGCAGTGCAACTATAGTATCTTCAGATGTTGGATTACGCTTCATATACTTAAATTTCATTTCTCTATATAATAACTCAAACATTTGTGGATAACTATTAACATTTACTTCATGACCAACTGCTATAGTCACACGGTCATGAACTACTTTAGCCATTTCTGTATATTTCTTGCGTAATTCTTTCTGTCGTGGAGCATTAACGGCAAAGCCGTTATTTTCCATCTTCAAATAAAACTTATGTTTCCTCATCATGTAGTCATAATAATATTCCCTCAATGGTATGTTGTATGTAGTTCCCAGGTCAATTAAGTCTTGGTCTTGTACTTCGTCAATCTCGTATTCAACAGCACAGTCCTTGCCATTATATTTAAATAACTGTTCTACGTTCTGCTTACCTAACTTAAATTCTTTTCCTTCTTCTTTATAATATGGCTCACGAGTCCAGAGAGAACTAATCACATGTAGCTTCTTCTCTGGCAATTCAGGAAATATAACTCTTGTCTTAATCAATGTATCAGAATAAATATGTGGCAATTCAAACCCAATCAAGTTAAGTTTAAACTCGTCGTACTTTAAGTTCTGTCCAACTAACTTCAGCCGTCTTAATTGTTCATCAATTAATTTCCAGATTTCATCCATTTCATGGTCGCCCATATCAGTAAGCCTATACTTACCAATATTGCGAAGTAACGGTATAGATATGGCATGATGCCTGTTGAAAGCAAATCCAATACAGACAGGAACGCAATTAATAGACTCAATATCAGTAACTGCTTTGTCGAGTTTTTCATATTTGGCAAAGAACCTATACAAGTCAAGTGAACTATGACAAACATCTAGTTGTCTGTCAGGTAATACTAACGCTCGTGTCTTAGATTCCTCAACAGCACGAGCTATATCATGCTCAATTAATTTAATGTATGTGTATTCTAATCCACCCTTATCACCCCTGTTAAATAGTGCGGCTGGATGAACTGTTGGAACTACCTTAGTAACACCATCCTTAGCCAATAATATGCTACCACGATACTTAAGGATACCAGTATAACCAGTAACGTGCTCTAATGCTGTGTCACCAACAGCCAAAATACATTTAGGTTTAAGACGGTGTATTTCTTCATCCCATAACCTCTTAGCTTCATCAGATAAATCCACACCTATCATATGTAACTTTTTCAAGTCATTCATGGGTGGCTGATACTTGCATACATTTGTTACATATACCTGATTACGTCTTATCCCAGCCTTATTTAGACAATCATTAAGCATTTCTCCTGATGGTCCTGAGAACGGTATACCAGTTTCATTCTCATGTTTACCAGGTGCCTCTCCTACTACCATTAAATCTGGCTCAATAGGACCTATTCCTTCAACGTATCTTGGCAAGGTCTTCTTCTGTCATTTTAGAAAGTGTATGTTCATTTAATGAGTTAACAACACCGATTTTGAGATATTTAATCCATCTACATACTTCACATAACCACGGCCATCTGCTCTCATCGTCCCATTCCCAGTTTGGCCTTCTAAGACATTCAGAACATAAATCTTCATATTGCTTATGGATTCTTTCCTGATGGCTTGGCATTATTCTATGTAAACTAATACTCCATCGGGAGTTTCCCATATATTAACTATTTTCTTAGCCATGTGAACTTTATCATTACTAACATCTATTACCCTTGCAATCTTCAACTTATTAAATAATTGTTCTTCTATCCTAGTTAATCTATTCTCTATATCTGTTAAGCACGATACAATTATTTGCTTGTCTTCGTTTGTCATCTTATCCTCGACATTACCTCTTGTTCTAAAGACTTATACATTGGGTCAAAAATAAGACCTCCAAATTCCCATGCTAACGCATCTTCTTTGGAAGTTACGATTACATAAGTAGTTCCATCTCCTGCAGTTAAGCTTCTCATAGTAGAATTATAAATGACTATATCGTAAGTTGAACGAAGCCATCTAACTGTAGTAGTTATATTATCAGATATAACAGCGATTGGTTTCTTAATCATAATCTATTTCCTCCAATCGAATCTCTCTACGTTTTGAACGTACAAATTCCAACGCATCACGAGCTGATGTAAATCGTTTAAGTTGTTTCTCGTGTGTCTTAATCCAACTGGCTAATAATAAATCTTGAGAGATAGAACCTATTGAACGGTTAAGAGCTTTTGCAGTCTTCTCTATTGTCCAATTAGACTCATCTCGACATTGGCTAGTATGAAACTTATGAATATCAATAGCTCTCTCTAACCAGTTTTGTTTAACTGGTGGAGACTTCACTTCATCTGCTTCCAGATAGGGTCTGACTTCTTATTGAATGAGAAGCCACTCATAGCTGAGTCTTTATCATCCTTATCTATTTCTTTATTTACCTTTTCCATCTCTCTATCCGCTTTGCTACGACCTTGACTGTCTCTGGTCCCTTTACATTCTGGAAACTTCTTGCATCCCCAGAATACACCGTATTTACCAGTACGAGATACCATTTCACCGTCACACTCTGGGCATTTCACATTCTCAGGTTTTGTCATCCCTACTTAACTCCATCAACTCTTCTGTTTCAATCTTGATTAGATGAGCACGACTAAATGATTTATTAAATACTTCTTTAGTTATATCAGTTGCAATATCTTGTGCTTCAAATATTATATTTTTATCATTTCGAATACCTATGTCAATTGTAAATTCTACTTTTACCAATACCATATAATCAGTCATTTAGTCTGGCTCATGTTTTATTACTAATTCTCTTGGTTCCCACATATTAGGTTTGACTTCTATGAATAAATGTTTACCAGTTTTGTTAGTTATTTTAATCCCTATGACTTCTTCCAATCCTCTACGCAGCAATCTGATTTCATCCTTCTTCATGGTTGGGTCTAATACAGTTATTCCTTCTTTTGTAAAGAGTTCCTCATTCATATGACCCTCCCAGATTACACAAAATTGTGGCTCGTTGGTAGTGAAAGTGACAATCCTACCCATCAAATAAGATTGCGATTGCCTTATTCAATATATTCGGCAAACTCCAACGAACCACAAACTTAATAAGTACTTAGAAGTGAGCCTTCTGCATGATATTCAATAACTCCTCTAAATCAGGATTCTTATCGAATATCTCCTTCGCTCTCTTAACAGCGGCTAGCTTCTCTTCCGCTTGCCTAACTGATAATTCTATTCTTTGTTTTATTGTTGGCATCTGAGCCATTTTAGCACTATCTTGTTCTGGATAACTAGCACGAGTTAACTCATCCATGATTACTTAGCCGGTTCAAGCGGCATGAAGTCAACTACGTCGTTGAATTCATTACCTTTGTTGCTCTTACCACGTTTGATATACAGTTTGAGGCTGTGACCTATTGTCTGCCTAAACAATTCGGTACTCAGCTCATATCCCTTAACTGCATCGTATGGGAAATTGAGAGTCTTCCAGAGATTCTTACCAAACCCCAATGCTTTCTCATTGAATAAACGTCTGGGAGAGACTCCCTTATTTGGACCATCAGTAATCTTAAAGATGAATATGCAGTTTGTGCTGCCATCTGTATCTGCATCTTCTTCTTTATAATCAATAATAGTAGCTGGATGCCAGCCAACATCGGCCAAGTCGCCTTTTTTCAAGTCATCAGGGGTTAGTACAGCTCTCATTGGTGTTCTTCCTTAGCTAGTTTTTGTGTTGGTTTTTGGTTGGTTGTGCCTTCTATTTCTATTCATAGTATTATGACATAATTTACACCTTTTTGTTCCATCACTTCGTATCTTGCTATTTCCCTCCTTTGGATGCCCACATCTAAAGTTTGGCAGTAATGTTATATCTTTCATATTATCAGCATGTGTACCTACATGTAGACAGTTAGGATTCCAGCAATTTCTACGGAAACAACTTGGCTTATGTAGAGCATGAGAATCTGTATCTTTTAAGTTGAGACCTAAATGTATAAATGCCGATAATCTGTGAACCTCTATATCTCTGCCTTTAATTCCTCCAACTTGCATCACACCACGTCCACTATGTGTTGTCTTTCCAATCCATAACCAATGTCCATCTTCTGTTATCTCAGTCTTATTGTTAAGCCTAGCAAGAAGTCTCTTCTTATCATAGAACTTCTCTGGCTTAAGCATGTTAGATTCTCCATTTGGTTGGTTCTGGTGTGGTTTGTGGTTGGTTTGCGAATGGGTTGATTGCATTTGGAACTACTAACTGTTTGCTATCTATTTCATTTGACACCACTCTCAGTTTGAGAACTTGCTCTTTCCAAACTTCGTAGAACAAGCGATTAGTAATTTCAAATTCACCTGTTAAACCCAGATTTGATTTGGCGAAGTCGTCGCCTATTGCATCAGTAGATACTATATATCTAGTGCGGCTAGTTCCAGTAACGCTATCCCAATTACTTTGTTTAGCGAAATGATAAATCTCGCTGAAATTACCAGGAACAATACTAGCCACTTTATTACCATATGTCACGATTGGATTTACTTTAGTTACTTTCATGGACGAACCAGAACCTTCAATCTTAATCGATGGAACTGGATGACAAGTCCATATGACATGACATGGTAATGTTCTACAAATATCTAAACATTGTGTTACCAGACTTGTTTCAACCTTGTATTCGTCAAAGTCTGGCATAATCTTATCTTTGTCTTTTGCTTTTTTGTTGTCTCTGAATGCTAGTGACCAGTTAACAGCGCCACTGGTCATGTTAGTAATAGAATCATTAATGATTGCAAAGTATCTACAATCTTTAACAAAGCCTATTAACTTGTTGAGAAATTCGTTTGCATTGCTAGCACCATATACGTCATACTCTATACGGTCTTGCAATTCTGGTCTATTGATAACTCTTCTAAAGAAATGGTCTAGCTCGATTGGTTTCTTCTTATCCCAATATGCTAAATAAATTGGCCCTTCAACTGCAAATGTAGCCGCTGCCAATGTCTTACCAAAACCCCAAGGGCCTTTCATAAGTATAGATACGTTCTTATCTACGGAGATTTCACTAGCTTTCATTTGTAATTCTCACTATGCCAGATGATTTTCGGATTACGAACATATTCTGTTGCTACTAAATATCTTAGTCTTTTCTCCGGCCTCTCATGTACCCATGTAACTCCCCATGTTGTATTACCCTCATAATTGGTATATTCAACTATCATATATACTTGTGGGTCATCATAATAATACCCATCATTCTTTATAATCTCATCAATAACAGCTTTTGAATCTATAGTTGCCATTTAACACTCCTTATATTATAATTTCCATCCCTGACTTCTTTCTCCACAATCATCACACATCAAATACATCTCGTTCTTTTCTATATGAAGATAAGTAGTTTTGTGTTTACACCTAAATATCATCTTCAGTAGGTTTAGATATAGCACTGTTAAGACGTGACCGCAAGTCTTCAGCGTTGTCACTAGCAAGCGAAGCCACGACTGGCGTACTATCACGCCTAACGTAATGCTTCTTTCCATCACTACCACTCACTTTCACCTTTCTACAATTGTTGCAACTTGGTAGATGCAACTTAATAGTGTATTCTGTCATGATGAATTCCATTCCACAAACATTACAAATAGATTCTTTACCCAAGGCTAATGGGCAATCAATCTTAAAATAACAGTCTGTTAACGTGCAGAAATATATTGCATTACCAGTTGGATATATATGTCTCTTCAGTTTATGTGTGTGCTTTTTAGGTTTCATTTTCTTAGTCCGCTAAGTGCGTAGTTCGTAGCAACGGCTAGGATGATAACGATGCAAATAAACTCTACTTGATGACCTATGACCCATTCTAGAGTTTCTGTCATTCTACTTTACTTTCTCTCTTCTGCTCATCTGCCAACACTTCGGTAGCCTTACGTAATACCTTACTTACATCCCATGGTTCTATCTCTATATAGTTTGCTTTTAACTTATACATCTTAGCTTCTACACCAGAAGCATCACATGGTTCGAAATATTCACACTTACGATTATATTTATCACATGATGTCTCATTCATAGGCCATGAGTTTTCGGCCACACATGTTAGATAATAAAATATGTTCTTAATCACATTTATTTTCCACTGTTCAAATACTAATGGGTCATAACTAAGTGGAATCCGTTCAAACTTTTCGTGTGGTGCTAATGTCTTCTGGAAACCTATGCGGTTTACGATTAGATAATCACTTTTGATGGCATAACAATAATTCTTAAATTGATTAGTCATCCTATGAACTTCAGACTTTCTGTCATAAGATTTATGGTCGTATGGTAGGTTGGTATATTTATTGTCTGAGATAATTAAATCAATCTTACCAGCTAGATGAATCCTTACTTCATCATCTTCGTATAACAAATATATAAATGGCTGTTCAACATCTACAATCTGAAAGCTCTGGTCCGCTACGCGCCAGTAATCGAAGTATTCTTCCATTACATCTAGCGTGCGTTCAATCATCTCTGGTTCTAATTCAGATGCTGTCACTCCCGCTTCTCGTATCTTACTGAGAGCGGCTGTTACGGCCTCATCGTAACGCATTCCATTCTTTAGTGCTTGATAGTATACTTCACAACCAATATGTACAATTGTGCCCCTATCGAGTTGCATTGCTTTCTGAGGTAACGTCCTATTTAGATTATATCTGTTGTTGAATCTCTGTGGACACAACAGAAACATATCATACTGACTCATGTCCATAACAATATTGACTTTGGCCATTATTCAATATCCTTTTCGTCTGAATCTAGCTAGCACATCTTCTAGTGTTGCATCGCGTTTCTGTCTCTTAATAATATCATATTCTTTCTTCTTAATTACTATCTCATCTAAGTATTTAACTCCATATCCTTGATGCCAGAACGGATACAAGCGTGTAACTACATTAGCTGGTTGATTAGCTAACCAATGTTCGAGCATTACCTTATATGCTTGTGGATTGGCTTTCAATGAAATCCTGCCAGCTAACTACTTTACATTCGTAAATTTCTGCAATCTTATTGATTCTATTATTGAATAGTTTAATCCAATCTAGAAATATTTGTTCACCTTTTGCATCTGACTCTCTTATATTAAATAATGTGTCAATCTCTGCATATTCTGACCTATATCCTATTTTATGAATAGCTACATTACCCCATTGTTTTATGATTCCACCTAAATAATAATAATAATTATAATTATTATAATAATTATAATTATTATTATAATAATTATAATAATAATAATTATAATTATAATTATTATAATAATAATAATTATAATTATAAGAGTACAGCCCCGAATTGGTATACTTTACAACGTGTGGTCCTTCCAATTTGGACCATTCATAATCTTGATTTTCTGACTTAAGAATGCTAGGCTTAGAATTATAACTTCTCCAATCTCTATATCCAATTAATGCTTTTGACTTATCGATTTGCTTAAATTCTATGAAGTCTGGTAGGCACATTAGTTTAATTCCTCTCTTAATACTCTGATTACCTTGCAAAATTCATTCTCGTCATTAGCTTGGAAAGAACCAATCTGCTCTTTCTTGTTATCATCTGGATTCTCATACAACCAGACTTTATCAATATAAATGCCAAGACTGGTAAGTTGTACATTGTAATCTATCATGAGTAATTTAGGTTCTGGCTTAGGTGGTGGCTCTGCTCTACGAGTTACTTTATGAGCCGCTAACACTTTCTGTCCTAATCTAGCAGATGATTCGGCTGGAATTGGTTCTTTCGTGTGGTTATCACAGAAGTATGCTTTCTTGTCTTTTACTTCTATGACAACAAAATGGTTTGGGACTGTTATGATATACATTCCGTCTTCATTTGCAAGACGTATTAATGTCCCAAATAAACTACTACCTGATGGTGCTAGTATATTATCAAATCCCAACTTGTTTGCCGCCTTTAGCAAATCGCTTAATTGAACGCCAGCAATATTATAGTTGCCGTTTACTTGTGTGATTACTTTCGCACATTCATCTGTGCTCTTACCTGTTAATATGGAAAGAACGGCTGGACCACAAAACCTATTCATTCCAACATTAACTGCTTTTAAGTTAGTCATATCTTTGCACCTATAATGTTGACCGTCATCTAACTCATTATTATACGTCTCCACTTATTTCTAAATCTTTAATGTAAATCATTATCATGTTATCTAGGCTAGTCATTCATTAACTCCTACAACATTCTTCAAAAAATCATCAATAGCATTTCTTATATTCTTCAAATCGTCTATTGATGCACTGCTTATTAAATCTTGGTCGTGCATCTTTATGAATATAGTGCCACTATTAGTTGGTGCTACTGAAACAGGACCACACTTACGTTGGCACTTTAAGAACAATTCACTCTTTTGGAGATTAATAGTTTCATATTGTTGTAGTAGACTTGGCATCTTGGGAAATGGCGTAGTCATAGCTTCCATGCTTTTTTCCCCTTTGTAGTTAAGATGTGAGCAAGCTCACTGAGTAAGCTACTCTGGTCCCATTGTATCTCTTTGTTATCTAGTGTTGATGCAACAACGGCTCGCTTCTGTTCTACCAGTTCAGTGAAGTATTCATCTATCGTCTCTGATGCTATCATGTACGTTACAGAGACTGGGTTTATCTGACCGAATCTGTGAAACCTAGCTTCTGCTTGTTCTTCATTAGCTGGATTCCATTGTCTCTCAAGCATTATCGCGTCAGAGCAAAACTGAAGATTCAGTCCTTCACCGCTTGCTAATGTTGATGCTATCATTACTCTACAATTGCTGTTCTCTCTGAACTTAACTACTAGATTCTGTCTATCATCTGCTGACAAACTACTGTTCATATTTAGACAGTTATGATATCCACCATCTTGTAACCAAGCGTTCAAGTCAGCTTCTAGCTTAGTAACTACTGCATGATGATGAACAAAGATAACTATCTTTCTGTCAGTAGATAATAAGAACTCTGTAGTAAAGTCAACTGCTTGTTCTACCTTGGAGATGCCGGTTATCTGACGCATCTTCGTCATGATAGCTAGCATGTTAGTTGACTTCTCCATTGAACTCAAATCATCATCGTAAAGTGTATCATCTAACTCATCCAATGCGGCTGCATACGCCTTATTCAGCCGTTTGTCTAGTTCGACATGATAGAATTTACGAGAGAGTTCTGGCAAATCTGGTAAGACCTCAGACTTCGTTCTACGCAATATGAAGTCTTTTGTCTTCTCGTGGAATGCTTCTGGGTTACGCAATCCACCTACTTTATATCCCCATCCATTATTATAACTGTCACAATCTCTCTCAATGAACTGTGTGTAATTTGGGAACATTCTTGGCTGGATTAGATTTAATACTGTGAAGTATTCACCAGCATGATTTTTGATTGGTGTGCCAGACATTGGCAAAACATGTGAGATATTCTTGCAGACTTTCTGAATGGCTTTTGCTCTACCAGACAGATGGTCTTTAATCCGCTGACATTCATCAATTACGATGAACTTTATTTTGTCAGCAACTAAATCAAAGCACTTCTCATTCTTAATCAAGTCATATGTTGTCACATATATATCGAATCCTGGTGCTGCCATCTCTTTACCAGATGCGATGACTTGAGTTAAGAATCCTTCTACGCCACATTTGCTTAGAATCTCGTGATGCCACTGCAACTTTACAGTGGTTGGACATACGATTATGGCTGGAAGTAGTGTATCTCTATGTAATTTGATTAGTGCTAGTGCTTCGATTGTCTTACCTAATCCTTGCTCGTCGGCTAGAAGTGCTCTTGCATCACTCTGTTGTAAGAATTCAACGCCAGCTACTTGGTATGGCTTCAATTTACAACCATTCAAGATTGTAGCTATATCAATGCTTGTCGATAAGACTTCATCAGATGTGACGTGACCACACTCCAGTGTGATTAGTTTGCTTGAGCCGAAGTTAATGCGGCTTTTCTCAACGGCTATTTTGCCACATTCTGCACAAGTCTTTTTTATTATGCTCGATAACGCCATACTACCTCAACTCTGAAACGCCATAGACATATCATGATTGAATTGGCTGAATCTCTAATTATCACAAATTTCTTATTCCTCGCTAGAGCTTTGTGACGTTTAGAAAATATAATCCTTACTGCCATAATTATTTACTCCTATACTGTTCATGTCAAACCTACTCATGTTAGCCTATTCATGTTTACTTGTTGCTGAAGTTTGTCTGGGAGCATTGAACGCTGTCATTGATTCGTATGTATCTAGAATCATTGACTCAAGCTGTCCAATCTGAATGTCGTCACTAGGACGAAGGAAGAAGAATGGTTTTGTCTCATCATTCCTCTTTACGATTGATGCAGGAAATAGAACGAATAGTCCCTTTTCCTTGTCATCGCAGATTGTGAATCCAACGAGGTGAAAGCCTATAAGGAATCCTTCGTCGAATTCGATAGCGGCTTTTGCTACGCGATTGCCTTTCTTCATTAAGAAAGGTTCTACCTTGATTTTCATTTGCTCTCTCCTAATTCTTCTACGTCTGTGACTTGAATGTCATCCAGTAGATTCAGAAGATTAAGTTGCTTCCACAAGAAATTAACAGCTTCATCTTCTGACTCTGCTAGTATCTGAACATGAATAGTTATGTCGTAGTATCTTTGCATCTTACTTCTCCTCTAAAGTGTTTACGCCGTTTACTATCCATGGCCAATTACCATATTCTAATCCATCATAGAACATTCCTACGACGTTTCTTACTATCTCTCTGTTTGAAGTCGTGTTGAGGTCTTTCTGTCGCTCACGTATTTCACTAATCAAAGCATCTTGCTCTCTGCTACTGTTTCCAACAGCATGAGCTAGCTGAGTTAATGCTTGCATTGCGTTTATATAACTTATCTTATCCATTAGTTAACTCCTATCAAGGTGATAAATATGAGTTACTCCAATTCTGTTTGCTAATGACTTGTGAGTTACAACCCAAATATCCTTGTCGGCCATGAATTGAATGCTTGTAATTCTTCGGCCATAATACATTAGGTTTTTGACGAACTCTCTGTATGCATCATCTGAAATAACTTCTTTTCTTATTACATTTTCCATTACTTAGCTCCTTTTAATTAAATACTGTTAATGCTATGCTGAAGTTTGTTCACGCATGTTCATGCGGTGCGTTACGATTTGTTGAAGAGATATTTGTATTGATTAATGTATGTCCTCTTTCCTCGTCTAATACGTCTACGAAGCCATCGTCTGTATTGCATTGGGTATTTGCGGAAATGTCCTAGTTCCCACATTTACTTATTACCAAATAATGATGATGGGTTGAACGGCTGTTTCACTTCTCCATTCTCTTTTACTTTCTGAACTACTACAGCCGTTGGCTCAAATACTGGCTTATTGAATGTGACTGTCTTGAGATTCTTCTCTGTCGCTTTCCTCTCAAGATTAGATACCATCTCTTTGATGATATCTTCGTCAATCCCAGCACTACGTAGTTGAGTTTGCAATCTATCCATTTTAGTCATTCGCTCTTTGCGAATTTTAACGGCATTGATTGCATCAGATGTGACTTGGTCTGGACCAGTGGGTGTTACTGTCCATTCCTTGTTAACTACTTTAGCCTTTCGTTCTCTTAGTTCGTCATCGGCAGCGGCTAATGTAGCCTTAGCTTCAAATGCTATTTGAGATAGCTCATCTCTATGTTCTCTTAGCTGAGTCGTATCCATGTCCTTAACAAGTATCTTTCCCTTGTTATAGAACTTGGCATATAACTCTTCCTGTGGTGTCATTATGCTTAACTCCCTTCCAGCAACAACTGACATTAAGTAATCAGGATTATTGTTGCTTATTTGATAGTGTTCACTCCTGTTACTCTGGTCTGCACACTTCGAGTTTAATCCAGAATTGAGTAGACCGCAGTAACAAAGCCATGACATTATTTTAATTCTTTTGTTAAGGTAGCAGTCGGTTCTTCTACCTACTTGTTATACTAAGTTTGGTAGACTCCGTATGCTTTAGTATATCAGTATCTCACTGTTAATGTGAGTCTGATGTCGCCCAAATAGCGGCTAATACTGCCACTATTAACCAAGTAATTGCTATTGTCATTTGAATCTACCTCGTTTCTCTTGAATAAGAAGTGTCACCTAAAGAGGACAAACGTGTCGGAACGTGTCGGTCTCTGTCGTATTGTGTCGGAACGTGTCGGAACGTGTCGTATCGTTGTGCTCCGCGCAAGTCGTTGGCCTTCAGGGAGTTATCCTCAGAACGGAGTATACCATAGACTCCGCCAGATGTCAACCCCCCTCTCGTCCCTGGTGTGTCATTTGTGTCTTGTATGTATTCTATATATATTTATATATATATAAAAATATATATAAGAGATACTAACAAGAACACACACTGACCTAGGGGAGAAGAGGGGGGTCGCATATCGGCAGAGTCAGGGGTCTAGCCTCGAAACGCGGTTAACTTCCGTTCGGACAGCGACTTACAGCAACGCGAAGCGTTACGACGCGTTCCGACGGGATACGACGGATTACGACACTTCACGACACGTCACGACACGTATGACCTAAATTGTGGACAACGTAGCAATATCGAAACGTGTAATAAGCTAGTTATGAACACAATGGAAAGAGTGAGGGAGATAGAATGGGTTTGCTGTCCCCATTCTATTATCTGGCAGATTGGTTGGTTGGACTTACGCTGCTGGCTTGACTGCGAATTGCTTGGCGAAGCCAGGCTTGATGAGACTCACGGCATCCTCAAGAGATACCATTGCACCGCGAGAGTAATTCCGAACGACAAGCCTGAACTGAGTCTGTGCGTCCGCTGGCCACGTCAAATCGACGTATTCTGCCAACGGGTCAGATGCGGCAGTGTATGCAGAATCGTTGAATCCAGCAATCAGGAATGACACGAGAGAAGGCTCATCCTTCACTGCTGTGACATCCATGAATTGCTGAATGGTGGTTGGGAGTGTTTCTGGCTGTGATTCGTCGAAGGCCTCCCACGTAATGACTACGGGATTCTTTCCACGCGTTTGACCTACTCTCTCACGCACTCCGACACCTTTCTTTGCGGCGTTCTTGATGTCCGCCTCTTTCTGCTTCCGTTCCACTTCGAGTTCTCGCGGTGACGCTGCTTCGACTGCCATGTTTGTAACCTCCGTTTGTCGGGTAATTCCGACACGCTGATTATCTCACGACTCGACCGAATTGTCAAGTGGAGATAAGAGATGAAACGATTTGATGCTGAAACCAGTCTACCGCTGTGACCTTACAGGCTTCGCTCGGCACTTAAGGCAAGCGTGTTAGATACTTGTCGTTTACTGCAAATAGACCAGAGTCAGCAATTCACATGCTAGTCTTTTATTACCAGTCGCGTTAGACTGTAGGACTAGACTTACAGTGAATTCTGTTGTGAAACCCATTTCGGAGTATCGGCGCAGCGACATAAGATGCAAGCCGCAATTTACGTTTGAGCAAGATTTTGTTAGCACGTCTAACATTAACCTCATTCTTAGTGATTGCTAGTCTTGCATAAGAACTAGTCAACATGGTTAGCCTCATGCTCTCTATTGTGTTCACATTTAGCAAACGTCACTATATTTGTTGCCTAATATACTCCCTTGCCTAAGTAGGTAAGCCGATATTAGACAGAGACAGCGTATTGAGATATTAAGTAGGCTGCGCTTATCAGCCTCGGTTGGCGGGTCACCCGCGCAGGGCGTTTGCCGCCGTTACCGTTTTGGTTCCTGCTCTCAGGCTACCATCTGAGAATATATATAGCATGGCGTATGCCAAGGGTTCTAATATCAAAAACCACAATAGGTTGTGGTGTGTTTATTTGGTGTGCTGTATATTGTGTTGTCGCTAGAGTCAGATGACCATAATCACTACGCTGTTTGTAAGAATTACATAGCAAAACCATACATTTTACTGTATGATTTTGATGCAGGCAACATTTATGCCATTTCCATAATAGAACATTGTTAGATTTAAGCAAGTAGCATGCCATATTTTACTAATGTATATTGAGTCATATAGAGTCATATCGATATTGGCACGATTTGTGGACAATGCAATGACTATGCCAGTGAAAGGTCGGCACGGCTCTTGCTAGGTCAATAAGCATGCCAATGTTTTATTTTAGGACACGACATTAAAGTTTATTAAATATCACAGAGTCATATTAAGTCATATAGGGGATATACCATAGATGTATAAAGAGTCTCATGAACAAGTAGTAAGTGCGGATATTAATCACATTTGTTCTGGTCAATAAGCCAGATTTACAAATTACTAAAGACTAACATGATAGAAATATGGTTCCATACAATGAGACTCATACATAATATGATGTTTTCAAATTTTGAAATCTTCACGCTCTTCGAGCGGTTTTGTTAGCGTTCATGCGATGTTTTCCGCTTGACAATGCGCTGCGTCAAGCCTACAATATGGGCACGAAGGGACGTGTGTATGCTTTTAACAGAAGATGAAATAAGCCAGCGAATTGAGTCGCCAATGAATTTATTGAATAGACTCAAGTCTGCTACAAATCCACACAAGACAAGCCTCATTCCAGCACTACCACCTACAGCAAACGACATTATTGATGAATTAGATGATAAGATAAATAATGGTTCCATCAAAAGTAAAGCTATGAGACTTATGAATGCGGCGATGGATGAATTAAAAAACCGTTTACCTGAAGTATCTAAACCAGAAAAACTAGCCGCTATCGCGGCTGATATGGGTAAAGTAGTTAATGGCGTAGAGCAGAAGACTAATAATGGAGATAGGCCAACGGCTCAGATAATTATATACGCACCACAAGTTGTACTAGAAGAGACATTCAACATGGTTGAATTGGTGGAGTAAACAATGGCTCGTTCTATTCACCCAGGCTTCGCAGCAGTTCAAAAATCAATAGCATCTAAAGCTGGTGTAAGTAAAGAACGAGCTGGCGCTATATTAGCTAGCGGTTCACGTAACGCATCAGCTTCCGCCAAGAAAAAGAACCCAAGGCTAAATAGAGTCAAAGGATGACTCCTGTATTATATACTGTTATAGGAATATTATTAACACTAGCAATATTTATTGCAAATGTTATTTATAGAACAGGTCACCTATCAGCAAGAGTTGAAGAGATAGAAAGATGGAGAGTTAACATACGACAAGATATGCATGAGATATCTGAGAAGATAGAAATTATGAGTGTTGACTTAAGACGGTTAGCAACTGTAATAGAAGAGAGAACTCAGAGAAGAACTGACCATACAGAGAGAAAGACTGATGAGAAATGAACCAGTTGCAATTGCAGCCGCTATCAGAGCCATTATCATAGCCGCAATTGCATTTGGGTTGAAATGGAACACAGAGCAAATAGCAGCCACAATGTTTGCAGTAGAAGCTGTATTAGCTCTGTTTGTTCGTAGCAAAGTCACACCAGTAGCAAACTTAATAAGTAACAGCGGCTATAAGGTTAGCAAATGAGGAAATATTTACTTCTACTATTAATTTCAATAGCGGCTTGCACACCGAAGGTTGCTCCAAGCACTGACGCACGTACAATAGCTGCACTTAAAGTAAAAGAAGTAATCATTGCTATTAGCACAATTCAGCATACTGCTATTGAATTTAATAAGCAAGGCATTATAAATAATGAAGCTACTGGATATACAATTGATTATGTCAAGTCTGCATTGAATGTTATCAGAACAACGCCGAACGGTTGGCGACTTACCGTTGTCAAAATATTAGATGAACTAGAAGGTAAACTAAATGCTAATGCAAAAGATAAATTGTCACCATATATTGACATTGCGAAAATATTAATTTTGAAGCTAGTATGAATCCTCTACTACAAGTACTAATTCAATCAGCTATTAAGTATGTACTTGATTTGCGTCTGAGATACATCTCATTAAATGGAAAAGAACCAACCTACGAAGATGTGTGGGCACAAATCGATGATGAAATAAATAAGACTATTACTGAAGGTGATGAATGGAAACGAACTCACCCAGAGACGTAAAAGTCTATATAGGAGTTCCAACGGCTGAGAATGCAAGATTTGCAGTCTTCTATGATTATCTTGCACTTCTTGAGAAACCTACTACAACAATAGGTGCTAACTTCCATACAAACTCTGGAGCGTATAATCGTAATCTGATTATTGATGATGCACTAGCTAACCGTTGCACTCACATTTTATTTATCGATGATGATATGGCATTTCCAGCTAACTCATTAATGAATTTATTGAAGCATGATAAAGATATTGTTAGTGGGCTTTTTCTACAAAGAAACTATCCACATATTCCAGCAATTTTTGATTTTGTTAACCAATCTCTTAGCTTTCATTATCTTCGGCATGGTGAGAGCGGCTTAATTGAGGTTGCCGCTTGTGGTTTTGGTTTTACATTAATTAAAACTAGAGTTTTCCAATCTATCGAGAAACCATACATTAGAATGGGCGAAGTGTATAAAGATAAGCGTGGTGAAGATGTTGGTTTCTGTAATCGAGCTAGAGAAGCAGGATGGAAAATCTATTGTGATTTAGATACTATTATTGGTCATATCGGAGTAATTACATATTGGCCAAATAATATTAATTGTAAATGGTTTACATCAATTGATACTGGTGGTAGTGAGGTATTCAACATACCACAGAAAACTGGCTTCAAGCCAGAAATTAAAACACCATTATCATATACTACAGAGAATGATATGTATGCACATATGCTAGACTTGATTGATAAGTAATGGCTTTCACTAAAGGAGAATGGAAACCTACAAAAAAGCAAGAGATTTTTCTGTCTCTTCCACTTACAATTAAGGAAGCATTATATGGTGGAGGAGCCGGTAGTGCCAAAACTGACGTACTACTTATATATGGTTTAGCACATAAGTGGCATGAATATCCTGGGTTCAAACAAGTATTCATGCGTAGAACATTTCCAGAATTACGTAATGAAGTCATTCCAAGAAGTCGTCAGATATATCCTAAGTTTGGAGCTACATTAAATAAATCAGATATGGCCTGGACATTTCCAGCCCCAGACCAATTTGGTGGTAGAGGATTATCTAATGCTGGAGCAATGATATTCTTAGGTCAGTGTGAGGATGAAAATGATGTTCATAAATATGATTCAATGGAAATTAATTTATTCACACCAGATGAGCTTACTAGCTTTCTTGAATATATTTATCTTTACATTGGTTTTACTCGTGTAAGAACTAGTGACCCAAATTTACCAGCAATCATAAGAGCGGCTGGAATGCCAGGTGGTGTAGGACATACTTTCACAAAGAAAAGATTTGTTGACCCAGCCGATTATGGCACTATCATTGTTGGCCGTGCTGGTGTTAAAAGAATCTACATCCACGCTACATTAGCTGATAATCCACACATAGACCCAGAATATAAGAAGTCATTAGAAGCATTACCAGAAGCCGAAAAGAAAGCCAAGCTATATGGAGATTGGAATGCTTATTCTGGACAAGTATTTGATGAGTTTAGAGATAGACCATATCCAGATGAACCAGATAATGCACTACATGTAATTGATGAATTTGAGATTCCATCATGGTGGCCCAAAATCGTAATCGGAGATTGGGGATTCGCTGCCATGACTTGGATTGGATTTGGTGCTATTAGTCCAAGTGGTAGATTATATATTTACAGAGAATTATATTGGATTAAGACTAAGATTGAAGAGTGGGCACCTACTGCAAAGGAATTATTAGATGCAGAGAATCCAAGGCTTGTCAAGTTCTGTAAGTCTGCTGGACAAGAACATGGACAAGAACATACTATTCAAGAACAGATTAGTTCGGCATTAGGAAGGCAAATCGAATTAACTAATAACAGCCCAGGCAGTAGAATTGCCGGTAAACAATTAATTCATGAATATCTTAGGTGGAGACCAAAGCCTGTCGCTGTTAGAGATGCTAAATTTGATTACAATGAAGAACATGCAATGTGGATTATTCGTAATAGAGGAATGGGTGAATATCGTTCTTACATGAATTCATTCGTTTCACCAGAACCAGAAAATAATCTTCCTAAATTACAAATATTCAAATCATGTAGGGTTCTAATCGATGCAATTAAAGCATGCTCTTATGATAAGAAACGTATTGAAGACATCGCAGAGTTTCAAGGTGATGACCCTATTGATGGTCTTCGTTACCTTGTCGATGCTGCGGAACAGTATTTTGAAACTGCTTCTGAAGAGTTTAAGAAAATCCAAAAGCAAGAAGAGATAATCCAGAGGCTAACGGAGAATGCTGATTGGACAGCATTTTATCGTAATATGAGAACTATTGAGTCTGATGATATGTATAGACCAGTTAGTAAGTTTCACCATGCGAGGAGATAATGGCAATAATACCCTTATTGCAACTTGGAGTAGTGACTGCAATTGCACAAAATGCTGTGTTTGCATTGCCACAAAGAAATGGCGTGATACTAGGAACTAATCCTATTCAATTCTCTCCAGATGGAACTACGTTCGCTGCGGATGTAGCTGCATCTTCTACAGTAGGAGTTCCATATGCTGGTGGCTTTGTTAGGTCTACTAATGCTGCCGGTTCGATAGTGATATGTAAGGCAGAATAATGATTAGATGGATTCATCATCTTCTTGAACCTCATTGTCCTCATTGTAGAGAAGAGGAACAAGACAAATCTATTTGTCAATCTTGTGAAACATTAAAGCATCAGTTGGAAATTGCTAATTATGAGAAGAAACAAATGATGGAAACTATATTAAGAATGAGTAATCCACAGTCGATGTTACCAATCGCTAAAGCGGAAATACCGGAACAAATCAAATCACGGACTATTCCGTGGGTTGTTCGCAGGCAAATGCTAGAAGCTGAAGATAGAGAAAGAGCCAGATTAATGAGAGCCGCTGACGTGGACAGAGGTGCTAGCGGCGGTGTAAAAGTTAACATTGATAAACCCATTGAAAATCAAACTTCAACTTCAGCAATAAGTATTAATCAATCAGCAACAAGTATTAATGAGCTAGAAAAAGAACTTGGTATTGATGAACAGAAAGGAATTGGCTAACATGGCAATTGGCCCATCTGGTGGAATGCTCAAAAGAATGTTTGACCCATCTGTTATGAAAAAGAAAATAAAGTCATCTCTTGGTGTTGCCAAATCTGGTGGACCAAAGATACAAAAGCCTATGTTGAGTATTGGTAGAATTGCTGGTACTAGGCCACAAATTCCTAGAATCAAAGCCATATCGGCTAGAGGCTATTAACATGCCAGCAAAATCAGCCAAACAATATAGATTCATGCAGATGATGGCTCATAATCCTGAAAAGAAAAGAACCAAAGGACCTGGACCATCACAAGCCGTTGCTGAAGAAATGATTCATAAAACTCCAGCATCTAAGAGGAAGCAATTTGCTAAACGATAATGGCTAGGACAGCACAAGAGAAATTTGAAAAGCAATTGGAAAAACAAAAGGCTGATTTATCTGATACTATTGGTGAAGCTCAAGAAGTAAAAACTCAACGAGCCGTTGATGAGATAAGACAGAAGATTCTAAGTCAACAGCCAAAAGAAGAGTAATGCCTAAGACTGAGCAAGAAAAAGATAAAATTCGTAACTTACTTAAGACAGTTGCGAATCACTTTGACAAAGAGGATAGGTCTGCCCGTGAACGCCAATTAAGGAATTGGAGAAGACTAAAATTACTTTGGGAGGGATTTCAGCGTGTATGGTATTCTGAAGTAGCTCATGATTGGCGTATATGGGATGAAGAATTAAGTAATGCTGACAATGACCAAGCATTCTACGATAAGCCAATCAATGTATTTCGTGCATATCTTGAAAGTATCATAGCGGCTCTATCAATTACAATTCCTAGTATCAAATGTTTTCCTGATGATGCTGACAATCCAATTGACTTAAGCACAGCTAAAGCTGGAGATAAGATTGCACAATTAATTTATCGTCATAATGATGCACCTCTCTTATGGCTACATGCATTATATATTAATATGACTGAGGGTATGACTGCTTGTTATTCATATCCAAAAGCTGATGAGTCTTACGGAACATACAAAGAGAATAAATATGAAGATATAGCGCAAGAATCATACATATGTCCACAGTGCCAGAATCCACTAGAAGATGACTTATTTACTAAACAAGAGATTGATGAGTATCAGCCAGATGATGAAGATGTAGAACTTCATGATTTAATCGTTAACGAACATAAAGTAGTTTGTCCTCAGTGCGCGGCAGAGTTAGACCCAGACTTACAGAAGTCAACATTAGTTGTAACACGACTAGTCAATCAGAAGACCATACCAAAAGCAAGAATTTGTTTAGAGGTATATGGTGGATTGTATGTGAAGGTACCGAATTATGCTATGGACCAAAAAGATGTTCCATATTTAATATTCAGTTATGAAACACATTACTCAAATGCTCTTGATAGATATAAGCACTTAAGAGATAAGTTTACTAGTTCTGGAAAGATTGGTCCTTCTGGTGGTGGAATGTATGACCCGTATGAACAATGGGCTAGACTATCTCCACAATATAGAGGTGAATACCCAGTACATAATGTCACAGTTCGTAATTGTTGGCTAAGGCCATCATCATTTAACGTATTGGGCAATGAAGATGATGTTAAATTGCTAAAAAAAGAATATCCAGATGGAGCTAAATTAGTTCTGATTAATGATGAATGGGCTGAGGATTGTAATGAGAATCTTGATGATTGCTGGACAATTCTTAAGAATCCGATGGCTGATTACATTCATTATTATCCTACTGGCTCGCTGCTAGTCAGTGTTCAAGATATTACAAATGATTTGATTTCTCTAGTCATTCAGACTATTGAACATGGTATTCAACAGACATTTGCTGACCCAGGAGTTTTGAATTTTGAGAAATATCGTCAAGCTGAGACAATACCTGGTGGTATATTTCCAGCCGTTCCTAAGACTGGCAAGACAGTGAGTGAAGGATTCTTTGAGACTAGAACAGCAACACTAAGTCAAGAAGTGTTACCATTCTTCCAACAAATTCAATCGCTAGGACAGGTTGTTAGCGGTGCTCTTCCAAGTTTATTTGGTGGGCAAATGACCGGCTCTCGTACTGCTAGTGAGTATAGCATGAGCAGAGCACAAGCATTACAACGCTTACAGAATACTTGGAAGATGTTTACATTTTGGTGGAAGACAATCTTTGCCAAAGTCATTCCAATGTATATTGAAGAAGTCCAAGAAGATGAGAAGTCAGTTGAGAAGACTGAACAAGGTAACTTTATTAATGTATTTATTCGTAAGGCTGAACTTGAAGGTACAATTGGTAGAGTTGAACTAGAAGCAAATGAGAACCTTCCAATTACATGGAGCCAACGTAAAGACGTTTATATGGAACTGGTAAAGGCTCAGAATCCACAGATTCTACAGGCTCTTGCATCTCCTGAGAATATTAAGAGCTTAGTTGAATCTATTGGACTTGATAGTTTCATTGTTCCTGGTGAAGACGATAGACAAAAGCAATATGAAGAAATAAGATTACTAATTAATTCTGAGCCTATTACTCAACCTCCAGACCCAGTTCAATCTATGCAGGCTCAGGTAAATGGATTACCACCACCACAAGAGACCGAAATACCATCTGTAGAGATAGACCCAGATTTAGATAATCATGATATTGAAGCTGATGTTTGTAGAACTTATTTAGTTTCTGATGCAGGGAGATTACTTAAACTTGAAAATCCGCTTGGATATAAGAATGTATTACTTCATATGAAAGCTCATATGGAGATGATTAAACAAGGACTTATGCAACAGCAACAGCCGCAACAACAACCGCAACAGCCTGGTGGCACTAATATGCCGCTAGCGGAGCAAACTAATGTCGCCACCGGTCAGTGATACAACACCTATTGAAGATAAGGCGTTGAGTCGTGAGGATGTAATTGACTTCCTCTCTGAAGATTCGACTGAACAAGAAGTTATTGAACTGGAAAAAGATACTAAGAAACCAAAAGAAGATAAAACTAAAGAAGATAAAAAAGAGACTAAAGAAGAAGTTAAAGAAGGAGACGAAGAAGAAAAAGTAGAGACGAAGTCTCTAGAAGATGAAATAGAAGAAGAACTAGAGGAACCGGATGAAGAGAAGCTAGAATTAATAGCTCCAGTTGGAAGAAAAGAGATTCTAGCTAAGTATCCAGAGATATTCAAAGATTTTCCATATCTTGAAAAGGCTTATTACCGGGAAAGAGCATATACTGAGATTCTGCCAACGATTGAAGATGCTAAGGTTGCCGTTGAGAAGGCAGAACGATTAGATACTTATGAAGCTGAAATTATGGGCGGCTCTACTGAAACATTACTCCAAGCCGTTCTCAACACAGACCGCGAATCATTCTCAAAAGTTGTAGATAATTATCTTCCAACTCTGTATAAGGTTGATGAGAGTGCTTATTATCATACTATTGGAAATGTAATCAAGCATACGATTATGACAATGGTAAGAGATGGGAAAGAGCATGGGACAGATGAACTAATCCAAGCTGCTGATGTTGTCAACCAATATATCTTTGGAACTAAACAATTTACGCCTCCACAGCGGCTAGCTAAAGATGAAGTTAAAGATGACGCTAAAGAATCAGAAGTTGATGAACGAGAAGTTCAATTTACACAGCGTCAATTTGAAGTTGCTAAGAATGACATTACTACTAGAACAGATAACATTCTGAAGTCTACTATTGATAAGAATATTGACCCTAATGAATCAATGACCGATTATGTTAAGAAGAGTGCAACTAGAGAGGTTTTCGATACACTCGAAAGAGTAATCTCTGAAGATACGCGTTTCCGAACTGTTCTTGATAAGCTCTGGGAGAGAGCATTTAATGATGATTTTAGCACAGAGTCGATGGACAGAATCAAATCAGCCTATTTGTCCAAGGCCAAGACACTGTTGCCTTCTATCATTAAGAAATCTAGAAATGAAGCATTAAGAGGACTTGGTAAGAGAGTCCGAGATGATAGTGATACTGATACAAAAGATAAGAAAGGTCCTTTACCTGTTGGTAAGACTAGGAGTTCTTCCACCTCCCCTCAAAGTGGAAAAGCAGATAAGGACAAAGCCAAAGCCATTCCAAGAGGAATGTCAACTTTGGAATATTTGAGTCAAGATTGAGGGATTAACATGGCACTTGTTGAGTCTCAAGTTACCGCTCTAGAATTAGAGCGTGTAATTCCGAAGATTCGAACTCTATTTGAACGTGATGACAAATTCTTCTCTAACATTCAGAAGAGAGATGTTGAGAAGATTTCTAATCGTCAGATGAGGGTACCACTTGAATTACGACCTGGTGGTTCTTTCCAATATTTCAATCCTGATGGTGGAGATTTGGGACGTGGTGGTGGACCAACTTTCGACAAAGCTGTTCTATCATCTGTATTCGTCTCAGAGAACATCGAATATACCAAGCTAGCGCAGTGGGCAACTGATGATGATAGAAAGTCTATTATCAACGGTGTTCGCAGGCTTACTGCAACTGCATTAGATGAATTGCGTCGGCAACTGGACGCACAAATGATGCAGCCTGGTGATGGTACTATTGGAACTGTTACTAGTGATACACCTGCTGGTGGTAGTAATGTTATTGTGCTAACCACTGATGGATTTGGTGCAAGGCTAATGAGATTTGGACAGACTGTTCAAGTCTTTAATGCTGCTCTCACGACGAATCGTGGTAGCGGCTTGATAACAAACTGGGATGTTGAAAACAAGACTGTTAGTATCACTCCACAGATTGCTGGTGTGATTGCTACTGATAGGATTGTCACTGGTGGTATAAGTGCTCCAACGTCTCTACCTGCTTTATTTGGTATTCCATATCATCATTCAAATGCTTCTACAGGAACGTGGCTTGGCTTCAGCCGTTCTACGACTCCTGAGATACGTGCAAATAGAGTAAACGCTGCATCAGCGGCTTTGTCATTGCCGTTCCCACGGTTGGCAATCAATAAGATTGGTAATCGTATTGGAATTGATAATGATTTTGCTCCTAACGCATGGATGCATCCTGCTCAAAAGGCGGCTTACGAAGAGATTGGTCAGCTAGTATCGACCATTTTCAAGAAGCCATCTGATGAGTCACTCAATATGTATTTCGATGGTATGCAAATGGCTGGTGCCGCAGTCAAATGCTCCTTTAACTGGGATAAGACGCGTATTGATTTCGTAACTGACAGTGTATGGGGCCGTGGTGAAATTCTACCACTTGGATTCTATACAACTGATGGAAGAAATATATTTGAAATTCGCGGTGCATCAGGTGGAGTCGCAACTGCTGAGATTTTCTACATGGTGGTAGGAACTCAGACATTTGTAAACAATCCTGCTGGCTGCTCATTTATTGATACATTGGCTGTTCCGGCAGGTTACTAATATGCCAAGTCAAGCAACAATAACAGCTAAGACCGGGCCTGCCACACAGGCAACGGCACTAGTCGTTAGCAACGTAATAGAGTACAGAGTTGATTTAGTTAATAGGGTTATTCTGGTGAGGACATCAGACCAACCCAGTAGATGGCTTGATTATGAATTAGTTGGCGTTACCACTTTTACGACATCTATCAGTGGTGCCAACTATACATTAACAATTAGCTAATATGGAATCTATGGAGGTGGAGGAATGATTCCTGGTTTAACAAGTAAGCTATCAGAACAGAACGTTGCTGCTGCTTCTACACTTCAGCAACACACAGATATTATGAGAATTAACGATACTACAGCTACTACAGTTCTAGTTACCATTCTTCCGGCCTTTGCTGGATTTAGTGGTGTACTATTTCTGCAGAATAAGAGCGGTGCATCCTTAACGTGGACTACTGCTGGAAATATTATTACTACTGGTACGCTTCTCACCAACAGAATGGCTATTCTTGTCTTCAGTAAAGTTGAAGGCAAATGGTCAGTGTGCAACGATACGTAAGGAGGGACAAAAATTGCCTGACCTGAGCTTTCAAGATTTATCTACAGTAGGAAGTGATAAGAGTTCTAAGCCTGCAACGATTGCATCAGCAGCTACTGTAGCACCTACTACGTTCCTTAGTTTTATTACCGGAACTGTAGCAATTGTCACCATTACACCTCCGGTGTCTGGTGCTCATATGTTATGCTTCGTATACACAACAACAACTCCAGTAGCAAATACAACTGCTGGTAACATTCAAAATATTTCTACGCCAGCTACAAATATTCCTGCGTTCTATGTATTTGACCCTATTACGGCAAAATACTTCGCTGGTAAACTGGCTGTTGCGGCGGCTAGTTAAATGGTAACGGCAAGCCAGGTCAATATTGCAAATGCATCTCTCATTCGTGGGTGGATGTCTGAGCAAGAATTGACTTGGCTTGCAAATGTAGCCACTAGATGTAATGTTATTGTTGAATTTGGTTCATATTGTGGACGTTCGGCAAGGGTATTAGCTGATAATACTGATGGAATTGTATATGCTGTAGACCCTTGGAATGGTGATTATCCTGGTAGATTTGTAGATGCAATGGCAGAAATTAATACGTTTGTAATGCCAGAATTTGTGAAGAACCTCAAAGACCATATAAATGCTAAGAAAGTTATTCCGGTTAGAACATGGTCAGAATGCTTCGAGCTTCCTACTGGCGTTAGTGCTGATTTTGTCTTTATTGATGGAGACCATAGATACTTAGAAGTCAAGAAAGATATAATGAAAGCTAAATCATTGCTAAGACCTGGTGGAATGTTAGCTGGTCATGATTATGGTCATTATGGTTTTATGGAAGTCAATAAAGCAGTAGATGAGTTACTTGGGAAGATTGAGGTCGAAGATACTATATGGTGGACCGAAAAGTTTTGATTGGTGTTCCGACTGGAGAATATGCGAGACGAGCTGATTTCTATGATTATTATAATTTATTGAGTAAGCCAGTAGGTACTATGGCTATGTTTGTTCATGGTCCGTCTCCTGCTAAGAATAGAAATCAAATTATAGACCAGGCGATTGAACATAAATGTAGTCATGTTTTGTTTATCGATGATGACAGCGCATTCAAAAGTGATGCATTGATTCAGTTACTTGAACATGACAAAGATATAGTGTGTGGATTACAACTACGTCGGGAATATCCACATCAGCCATTGATTTTTGACCATATGAAGTCAGATGGTCAATCTCTTTACTCATATTTGAATGGTGATGAAACTAGACTCAAGCGCATTGCAGCTTGTGGATTCGGATTTGTACTTATTAAGACAACTGTATTTGAAAAGATGGAAAAGCCGTGGGTTAGAATTGGTGAGTTAGACCCACAAGAGTGGTCTGATGATATTGGTTTCTTCAAACGAGCGAGAGAAGCTGGAGTAACCGAAATGTATTGCGACATGGAGTGTCGAATTGGTCATATTTCTACAATGGTTGTGTGGCCGAATAAGGTTGACGGTAAGTGGTATACAGGATATGATACTCGTGGAGATGAAGGTATGTTAAATACACCACAAATTATGCCAGCAATTCAACAGACGGGAGTTAAGAATGGCTAATGGAGCACCAATTGTTAGGAGAGTAGACATATGAAAGATACAGAAGCTAATACTACCAGCAAATTTACTACACCAGCTAACGCTCCTGTAGTGGAGAAGATAGATATTGAGAAAGAACAACTCAAAGCTGAATTACATAAGAAAATCCAAACTATTCTGGAAGAACATGGTGGTATGGAGTCAAATATTGGGATTACCCATGACTATTGGAGATGGATGAATCAGATTAGGGCTATGAAATAAATGCAGATTAATGAGTCGGTCGAGTCTATCAATCAGCAACTAATAGATGAGTTTGGTATTGATACGATTACTGGCTTGCCAATTTGGCGCGTAGTCTTTAGTGAAGACCAATTTGAAAAGAGACTTGGTACTTATGATGATTTTCTACCTGGTACTAATATATATTTGAGAACGATAACTGAAGTTAGGTTGGTTCCTAAATATAGACAATGGGTTCATCAGAAGTATGTCATAGAAAGATTAGTTCTTGTTCCAGACATAAATGAACGAGAATTGCCAACTAGTAAGTTGTCATACGAGCCGATTTATGTATTTCAAACTGGTAGTGGAGCCTATTTACCACCGAAATTTGAAGCAGCTAAATTTATAATTGACTCTGTATATGCTGCACAAGGTAAGAGTAATTTAGCAAAATACAAAGACCCGGATGCCGGTCTTAAGACTGATGATTTAATTGCAAAGAAAGCCGCCGAGATAGATGAACTTCAGTCTGAATTATTTGGTAATGAAACATTCACTGGTGATGCGATAGCTCATGGTGAAGCTGTTATTGTACCACGAAATTATGAGAAAAAGGCGAATTAGCATGAATAATGAGTTAGGAATAGAGGTGTAATTTGGGCGTGGTTGGTCAGTTCCCATTAATGTCAGATTTGAAACGCAGGACAATTCCTGCTCCTGTAAATCCTTTAGATAAGTGTACTGTAGTTTCAATTTATCCGAAAGCAATTCATGAGAAGAAGCATACAATTCAACCTGGTGTGTTTGATATTGAACCAGGCTCATATGATAAACCATCAATCCTAGTAGTTGGTCCCAGCTCATGGTGGAAAGAGTTAGATGAGAATCAACCACTACTAGAAATTCCACAATCATCCATTCAAATTGCTGATTCGGTAGTTAAAGATTATATTAACGGTATTTATGGATGTGATATGGGTGAGAATCAACCTGGATTGTTCTATGTTCCTGGTGAGTGGACTGTAGATAAAATTAAGAAAGAGAAAAAATCTGAATTAGATGAAGCTAATCGTAAACAGCGTAACTGGTTTATGTTCTTGGTTAAAGTGGCTGATGCCATGTGGGCAAGAACAAATGGTAATCCATTGTCTATCATTGATGATTCGCGTATAGCCGCTCGTGAATTAAACATGATTAACAAAGAATGGCTGAGAGACATTGAAGCTGTTGAGCTTGTTCGTTGCAAGGCTTGTGGTAGTTTGAAGAATCCTCTTTATCCAGTCTGTGCAAATTGCAAAGCTATTGATGACCCAGCTAAGGCAAAAGAACTTGGTTTGGTGTTTGCTCAATGAAATATAAAATAGTCAAAATACATACGTCGGCGTTCATTGATATACTCAAACATGGAATATATAATAACGTAAGAGTTGCGAATAACGCTCTGCCAGGGGATGCCAAATTTATTAGGGCGTTCACAAATGATACAAACGGATGGGGTTATATTAGTTTGGTTATTGAAAGTGAATTATTTCCAGAGATACAAGAAGGTGATTTAATGGAAGTCCTTCCATATCCAATATTTGAGAAGGTAATGTAGATGGGAACAACTTCACTAACAGCCACTTCAGTAATGGATAAAGCCGCATCATTAATGAATGATACGGCAAAGACTGTATATACATATGTCGCTCAATTGCCATATTTAAACATGGCATTTGATGAGCTACAAGAATCATTTGAACTTAATAACATACCAGTTACAAACCAAACAACTAGTCCTGTTATTGTTATACCGATTGGTACAACATCAATTAATCCAGTTGATGGTATTGGTTCTGGGGCAGCACCTAATTATCCTACTGACTTAGTTGAAATCCAAGGTTTGTATGAGAGATTAACTGGTAGTAACGACCCATTCGTGCCAATACATCAACGTGAATTTTTACCACATGCCCTAGATAATTTGCCAACAGAGGCACTACAATATTGGATTTTTGAAGGTCAGAGAATTAAATTTATTGGTGCCTTAACTTCTAGGGATGTAGTGATTGATTATATCAAAGCAATATTTCCAGACCAGATAGCACAAACTACTGTAATTGGAGTTATTAATGCTAGAAGTTTTCTATATTATAGAACAGCCGCATTGTGTAGCCAATTTATTGGTGAAAACAAAACTAGGGCTGATGAATTGAATAGCTTTGCTTTGATGGCTCTTGATAGAGTTACTGGCATTGGTGTAAAGAGTAAGCAGTCTATTATGACGCGCCGAAAGCCATTCATGGGCGCATACAAGCGCAGGTCATTCACATAATGAGTGAGTTAAAGGTCAAACCCACGGTAAAACCAAAGTCACTTGTTATAGCTGCGGCTGTCATTAATGCAGCTAATGAAGCTAAACTATCTGTAGATATATTAATTACAAGTGGTAATGATAGTAAACATATGCAAGGAAGTAAACATTATACTAACGAGGCATTAGATATTAGAACAAAAGAGCTTGATGATATTCAGTTAAACCAATTTATTGATATAACTATGCGTCGTTTGGGTAATAACTATCAATTTGTCATGGAAGATAGAACAGGACCTAATGAACATCTTCACTTAGAATATGACCCACAATGAGAGACCATACTCCATTAACAATTGAAGACTTCAATGGGTACTATAATCGTGGCGACCAAGAAACTGTCCCACCAGACCACTTCGTAGAAGTAAATAATATTAAATATACTGAATCTGGATTTCAAACTAGAGATGGTATAGATTTATATCAGAGTATTGGGTCAATACTAGGTAATATACTTCGCATCCATCCATATAAGATGCAGACTCAGCAATCATTATTAGTTTTAACGGTTGGCGGGCATTTACATCATGTTATATCACCATCAGTAGTCTTTAATGATATATTAGTCAAATCAGCGATGACTGATTTTAATGTAGCATCAATTGCTGGTAGAGCCTATATAACTCCATTCTCTACTGATTCATCTGGATATGAGAAAGGATTACAAAATGAGTTTTTATACGTGTACCTTGGCGCTGGCGCAGTCGCTAGAAAAGCCGCTGGCGACCCACCAACTGGTACTATTACAGTAGCTAACGGTGCTGCTGGATTAACTGATTTTGGATTACATTTATATGGTGTAGTATTTGAGAGTGACACTGGATGGTTAAGTGCTCCAGCCGCATTCGCTCAATTTACTAATTCTGCTGCTCTCTCTGTATCATTTAGCACAATTCCAATTTCAGCACAATCTCACATTGTAAAACGTCATATAGTAGCAACAAAGAGAATTCTTAATTATAATGGCGACTTAGATGGTTATCAATACTTCTTCATTCCAAATGGAGTAATTAATGATAACACTACAACAACGCTATCTAATATATCATTCTTTGATATTGATTTACTTGATGATGCTTCTCATCTTCTTGATAATTTCTCATCCATTCCGGCTGGTGTAGGACTTAATACGTATCATGGAAGATTAATTTTAACAACTACATTCACAGATATTTCTGTTGCTTATGCATCAGCGGCTGGAGAACCTGAAGCAATTGACCAAGTTGATGGTGTAATGATTGTTACACTAGATGGTAATCCAATAACTAATTGTCAAGAATTTAGAGATAACTTGTATTTATTCAAGAAAACTAGAACTGTCGGATATGCGGATAATCAAGATGTTCCATCTACTTGGAAGCCATTCACCATAGATGAAGGAATTGGTGCGCCTGTTCACGGAATAGGGACTGTATTAGATTCTGGTGGTGTTAATGTGGATTTTTTACTTATTGCAGATTTCTCAGGAATTATGTTATTTGATGGTGCTTTCACCAGACCAGAACTGTCATATAAGATTAGAAATTATTGGTTGTCAATAGACAGGAATCAATTTAGAAAATTAGAATTAGTTAATGATTCTATTGGACAACAAATATATTGTGTCTTACATGATGGGTCAATTCTGATAGGAAATTATCAGAATGGACTAAATCCAAAAGATATTAGATGGGGTAAGTGGACATTTGATATTACTATCACAAGTATAGAACTTATTAATACTAGCACTCTCATTTTAGGAGCAGCTTAATGTCTGTTCCTACTAATCTAACTGCATTAACAGCAATTGATTTAGGTGTTTTGCCCGCTGATGTAACTCAAGATGTTCATGACACTGGAACAGGATTAAATTATACTGTATGGTATAAATTTACTACTCCTAGTGTTGCTAAAGTTGTTGGGGCGTGGGGATTTAGTGGAAATATTGGAGCTGGGTATCGTCCTAACATTACATCATATGATGGACCTGCATCAGCTCCGTCAGCTATTGTAAGTTCACTTACAGTATCTGGCTCTAACAATAAACCAATTCAATTTCCTGTTAATCCATCTACTGAATATTTTCTTGAGTTTGTAAAGAACGTTGATACTTCTCCTGCTTTATTAAGAATTAGAGTTGAAGTAGCGCCAAATCAAGATTTAGTTGCTGGTTCTATAATTGTCCCAGATGATACTTCAGGACTACCAGCATCAGTTATATCGATAGGAAATGGTACTGTTAGAAGTTTTGTTAATCCATTTCCAGCAGGTGAACAGGGAGATATTCTATCAGTATCTGGAAGGAGTTTAGTATCTAATATTGGTGAGAGTGGCTTGAATTTATATGAAAAAGATTTAACTTTATTAGTTGCTCAAATTCCGCTTTCTGAATTTGGTGTAATTAGAGCTAATCAAGGTTCTCAAAAGTTTTATACTGCTTTTTATAATGGTGGCACTAACATCGTCGTTAATACAGTTTCATCCGCTGGAGTTATTGGTGGTACTACTTATACAGTAACTGGTGGCTCTATTGCAGCTATAGCAGCACTTAATAATGATACTATATTGTATTATTCTGAAATTGGAAATAACAAAGCCATTAAACGATGGGATTTAATTGGTAACGTAGCTTTAACTGATTTTGTTGCTGGCGTTGCAAATTATCGAAATTGTGATATTCTAGTCCTTTCTGATAGTACCATATTAGTTTGTCGTTTCAAAAGTACGGCAGCGCGCGACGTTACTGTTACTAGATATAACACAACTGGAACAGTTTTGAATACTTATACTTTTGGAGCAGGTCCATTTATTGGTGTTAATCCAAGATTTGCATATGCAATTAATGACCCAACTTCATTTTGGGCTTTTCTTCATTTAGATAATGCAGTTGGTGATTTATCAGGAAAATCAAGATTTGTGAATGTTAGAGTAAGTGATGGTGTTGCGCTAAATACAATTGAAATTATAGATTATCATTTTGGAATTTATAGTGGCGTGGAAACTGCTACACCACCAAATAGATTTGGGCCATCTACTTCTTGCCCATTATTCATTCTTAGAGGCAACTCTGGAATATATGTTATTTCACCTGGTAAAACAAATGATACAGTATGGCCAGGAGCATCATCAACTCTAGATGTGAAGATTCCGAATCCGTTAGTTCAAACGGCATTTACTGATATTAGTGAAGGAGAAAATATTAATCATTTTGCAGGAATAAGAATAAGGGTAAATGGAACTGGAAATTTAATTCCAAGATTATTATCTCTGGATAGTATTCTAACACAAACATTGGCGTCAATTGTTATGTCTACAACTACTGATAGACAACCAACTATACTAGCTAATTTCCAAACTCAGAGATGTAGCTTAGAGTTAAAAACAACTGTCATAAATGAAATATTCAAAATTAATCGAATTATACTCTATGCTAAGGAAGTATTTAGCGAATTCCCATCAGTTCAATAATTTATGCCATTCAAGCTACCACCTCAGCAACCAGATTTTTCGCCCCTGAAAATATCTCTGGCTAGTTCAGGCTTCCAAACTAAAAATAATGCACTATATCAAACTATACTTTATGGTATCGAAAAAACCATTCAATTTCAAAAACTAACTGTAAGTGATTTAGATGATAGAATTATTGGGCCAACATCGTCAACAGATAATGCAATAGCAAGATTTGATGGTACTAATGGAAAAAGAATTAAAAACTCTTCCATCCTTATTAATGATACTGGCATATTGCAATTTGGTGGGACCACCACTGATTTCCTTGCATTAAAACCTAATGAGTTAACACTAGAAGTAAAGTTAGCTGATGATAGTGACTACGCTTCATTAAAAGCTGACGGTCTTATTCTTGTACATGGTCTAATAGTAGATGTTTCTACTATTTTTGTTGACCCTGTAAATCATCGTGTCGGTATAGGCACGACTATTCCAAGTCAAACACTAGAAGTTAATGGATTCACAACGATTGATGGACAATTAACTACTGTTGCTGCTCTTGGTAATTTATTCATATTAAATAATAGTGCTGCTGACGCTGGTGTTACAGGAAGTTGTTATTTTACTTTCCAAACAGCTACGGCAAATCGCTGGTATCTCGGAATGTCAGCGGCTGGGTCAACTGGTAATTTTGATTTATATGATAATATTGATGGATATAATGTAGCTTCATGGACTAAAGGTTCTGGATTATTTCAATGCTTAAAAGGAATAACTGTTACTGGATTAACAACTCTGGCGACTGTCGCCAGTCCTTTAATTGTTCATACAAATGGTATTGCACAACGTATTGATATTGGAGCTACTGGAGATACTAGTTCATCAAGTCAAATTAGGTTGTTTCAGGACAGCACTCATTATAATTGGCAAATTGGAGCAGGCATTCAGAATAATGATTCATTAAGTATTACGCCTTCTACCGCTATTAACGGAACAACATTTTCAAGTCCAATATTCTCATTCAACTTAACAGGTACAACATCACTTGTTCCTCATAGTGTTTCTTTTGCTGGAGCTTCACTTTTTAGTATAAACAATTCAAATACAGATGCAGGAGTCACCAACGGCTCCTACATGACTTTTAATACTGCTGGCACAACAAGATACTACGTTGGTATTTCTACTTCTGGTGCAAATGGTAACTGGGAAATTTATAACAATGGTGCTGGAAATTTAGCTTTCTCAATTGATAAGACAACAAGTGCAATTAAACTATTTGGTAAGCTAACTTCTTACAATAATATCGTTACTACCGGTTGGGGTACTCCAGCAATATATGGAACTGGACGCGTAACAGCACAAACAGCCGCTGTTGCCTCTATTGCAGCATATACAGTAGGTGCGGCTGACGGTTCGTTTATCATTTCTGCAAATATTAATGTCACAACATCAACTCTTCATAGCTTCACAGTTGAGTGTGCTTACACTGATGAGACTAATACGGCTCGTGTCTTGACATTGAGCTTTTCACAACTTACAGGAGCCTTTGTTACAACAATTACAAATGGAACTGGGGCTGGACCATATGAAGGAGTTCCTTTACATATCAGATGTAAAGCATCAACTACAATTACTATTAGAACACAAGCAGCCGGTGTTTATACCACTGTAACTTACAATGCTGAAGGTTCAATTACTCAGATTGCTTAATTTATGATTCTAGGTGAATTGATAGCGGCAGAACCAGCATTAACTAAGTTATCAACTTTACGTTTACCTATAAAGACTTCTTATAACTTAATGAAATTGTTATCAAATGTGAAGAAAGAAATTGAAATCTTCAATACACAACGAAACTTATTTATTAAGGAGCTAGGTATAGAACGTGATACTACATTACAAGAAAAACAAAAAGGGATGGGTTCACAAGTAGTAGAAGTATTGCCAAACAACATAGAAGAATTTGTTAAACGCATAAATGAATTAGCTAGTGTTGAGGTTAGTATTGAAACTAATTTAACACTTGAATCTCTCGGAAGCATAGAAATTTCAGCAGAAGATTTGCTTGTATTAAAACCAATATTGAATATTGAATAAAATGTATAAAACTAGGATATTACCAGTTGAAGAGTGGCATAAGCTAGAAGGAACAGAACCTGGCCTAGCTTATAAACATTTTGATGAAATTCTTACAAATGTAATGGTTGTAGAGAGAGATGATGTAATAGTTGGCACTTGGTGCCTAATGCCATATTATCATGCTGAATGTGTTTGGATTTCTGAAAAACATCGTGGCAATCCAGTGGTTGTTAAAAGATTACTAGTTGGCATAAGACAAATGGCTAATGAAGTTGGAGTTAATTCAGTTATTACATCAGCTGTAGATGAAGAAACTATAAAATTATTAAATCATTTAGAAGCTGAGAAGCTACCTGGTGAACATTTCGTCATCAAATTTAGGGGTTAGAAATGCCAGCCGCAATCCCGTTAGCTCTTAGTGCCGGTAGTGCAATATACGGTGCTATTAAAAATAAGAGAGAGAAAGCTGCTGCTGAGAAAGCGCAAGCTGCTCAACAAGCTGCATCAGGCGGAGGTGGCGGTGGTGGAGGTGGAGGATTTAATCCACAAGCCGCTGCTGGATTCTCAGAATTTTCTAAAACTGGTGGATTTAGTCCTGAGGATTTAGCTAACATTCGCGCTAGAGCTTTGTCACCAGTTCGCGCTGTATATTCTAATGCTCAGAGAGAAGTAAATAGACAGCGTTCATTACAAGGTGGTTACTCACCTGGATTTAGTACATTAGAAGCTAGAATGGCTCGTGAACAAGGACAAGGAATTAGCGATGCTGCTACTGGAGCTGAAGCTAATATTGCACAAATGGTTCAACAAGGTAAATTAGCTGGATTACATGGATTAGCCTCTATGGGTGGTGGAGGTGGTGGTGGTGGAGTCGTTCCTATTGCACAACCAGAAAAGAAAAGGGGTTTCTGGGGTAAATTAGGTGGTGCATTAGGTCAAGTTGGTCAAGTTGCATTACCTATTGCTATGAATGCCTATGGTAATGGTCAACAAAATAAGCCATTGTTACCATCGCGTCAAACAGTACCAAATTATAGCACTTCTCTTCCAGGGTTCTGATAATGCCTAACATTTTGGACTATTTCCGAATGCAAAACATTTTTGGTGGTCAGAACGCTCAAAATCCAAGTCAAGGCGTTATAAATAGACCACAACCTACTGACGAACCACAATCACAAGTTGAACCAAGATTTCCATATTATACACCACCATTTGCTGGATATTCAAATGAGCCAACTCCAGCTATGGATAGGTTTAGAAATATGCTAGATACTATGCCAGAAAGACATCGTCCTAGTATTATGAGAATGATTGGTACTGGTGCGTTGTCATTCGCAAATGCACAGCAGCCAGACCAAGTAAGTGAAAGTACTGATAAATATGGTAATGTCAGTCGAACTGTGAAAAAGGGTAATTGGCAACCTTATGGATTAGAAGAAACTAATAAAATATTACAACAGCCATATGAGCAAGAGCTTGGAGATTGGGCTAATAGAGCTAAAGTAACACAACAGGCTGCTCAACTTGAACGACAATTTAATACTGATAGAGCATTACAAGCTCAAAGATATGCTACTGCTGGTATAATTCCAGAGCGTGAAGCTAGACTTGGTGCTCAAGGTAGAACAAGATTAGAACAAGGACAAGAACGTATTGATATTAATAAGTCTAAACAGAAACTAGCTGATTGGAAAGCTCATAATCCAGATGGTAAGATTTATGCACCTAAAGGTGGTAATGTTGTAATTATCAATCCACAAACTGGTGAAGCTACTGATACTGGTATTGAATCTGGCATGTTAAGTGACGAAGAACGAATTAACTTAACAGGCCAAAAGAGAATGGAACAAATTGGTAAACAAGGAGAAATCCAGAAGGAAATTCAAGGCACCAAAGGTGAACAAGCATTAGAGCAGATTGGTGCTAGAGGTGGAGAAGCAAGAGAAACTAAAGAAGTAGTTCCTGGTGGAGCAGGTGCTACTAGCCAATTACCAACACAACAGAAAGTTGGATTGCAATTAAAAGCTAATAAAGCTAAGCAAGAGCATCCTGAATGGTCTCGTTATATTAATACCGACCCAAACACTGGTATGGTAGAAATAACTCCACCAGCTACTGGATATTTCAGCCGTGGACCAGATAAAGCAGTTTATGATGAGATAATTAAGTACATGGGTGCTGCTCCAACTCAACCTACTAAGCCAAAATCTACTACGCCAGCAGCACCTGAAGCTGGTAGAGTAAAAATTGCTGATGCTAGCGGTAAAGTAGTTGCGACTATTCCAATAGGTGATGTAGCGAGATTGAATAAAGATAAATATCATGTGGTGAAGTAAAATGAGATTAGCTGAGCTAAATCCAAGATGGATTTCCTCTGGTGGAGCTGGTATCACTAATAGTGAAACTGGAGAACCAATTCCAATTAATGAACATGCAGCATTGGAAATTGATTGCCCATGTGGATGTGGAGATAAATGTTTGATTCCATGTGAAAAGGGTCACGGAAATCGATGGTATATCCAAAGTGACTTTAATTTTGATACTTTAACATTAACTCCTTCTATTCAAAGAACTACTAATCCATCGATGTGTAAAACCCATTTTTGTATTACTAATGGAAAAATTACACCATAATGCCGCAATCTCAAAAGCAGCCAGACGATTTATTCTCTTCTGAACAACCAGAAGACTTGTTTGCTCCTGAAGAACCAACATCACCAACATCAGCTTCAAAAGCTAGTCCAGGCTTTTTAGATTCTATCTCAAGCTATATTCCTGAATCTGTCAAGAGCGGCTATGAATTTGCTAATAAACCATTATTAGATGTAACTCCATATGGTAGACGAGCTTCTGAATCTATTACCACTCCTACATTAGCTGATTCAGATTCTTATTGGATGCCACGAATTAAAGGATTTCTTGGTGGTGCAACAGAAGGTTTATCTAATGTTGCAAGCTCTCTTACATCTCCGTTAAGTCTAGCTACTATGGCTGCATCTGGTGGTGCTGTTCGTGGTATTCCAGGTGCTAGCATGTTAACTAGAGCATTATCATTACCTATAGCCGCTCATGGAGCATATCAAGTTGCTACTGGAAAAACACCAAGTGAGCAATTATTTGGCGCTGCTGAAATGGCTGGTGGTGGTGCTGGAATGTTTCACGTTCCACCAGTTAGAGGCGGTAGAATAAGAAGTATTAGTCCAGTTCCAGAAGTAGAGCCACAATTAGCTGATTTAACTGCACAGCATCTAGCTGAATTGACTAAACATGCTGATGAAGTTGTTCATAAAACTTCTACTGAATTAGCACAGAAATCAGCTATTGACGAAGTTTCACCAACAGAACAACAACCACCAGTAAAACCTAGAATTAAGGCAAATCAGGATGGCACATTTACTAATTTAGATACTGGAGAAGTATTAGATAAGACTGGTAAAGTTATTACTCCACCAGAAGTGTCACCTGAAAGAAAGCAGCCATTTAATGTGGCTGATTTGCAAGGTCTTGAGAGAGCACCTGAAATACCTGGTTATAAAGGTGGCGAACAAGCAAGAGCTACTGCTGAAGAGTTATCTAAGAAGCCACTAGCTGAACAACTACAATCATCTCTTGATGAAAGAACTACTGGAACTGAACAACCAAGATTAGCTTCTGAATTTGGTGAACAAGAAGTTGCTCCTAGCGATGGTCAAGATGGTGGCGGAGAAGTTCCACCTAAAGGACCAACTAGAATGTTATCATCAGATGAACTAGACCCGAGTATTCCTATTACAGAACGTAAAGCACCAGAATTGCAGAAGGCATCGTTAGCATCTGAATTATATAATCTACCACGTGGTTTAATGTCAATGGATTTACCATTTATGACATCAGCCGCTTTCAGACAAGCTAGTCCTATGGCATGGACTGGAAACTGGCTTAAAGCGTGGACTAAAGCTGCTAAAGCATATGGGTCAACAGCGGCTTATGATGCAATGCAAGCTGATATAAGTAATAGCAAGTATTTCAAACCTAGATATGAACCTGTGCTAGACAAGCAAGGTAATACACTTAATTATAGAGAAAAACCATCTTACGCTGAAGAAGTTGGACTTAAGACAACTGACTTGAGGCATTTGACAAGTAGAGAAGAGAGTATTGCTTCTGGACTAGCTGAGAGGATACCAGTATATGGACAAGCCGTTCGTGCTAGCAATAGAGCATATACGGCATTCTTAAATGACTTACGCAAGAATACTCTTGAGAAGTTAGTTGGACAAGCTAAAGATATAGGAGAGAATCCAGAGACTAATCTGGTTCTTGGCAAAGAGATTGCTAGCTTCATTAATAATGCTACTGGTCGTGGTGAACTAAATATTGGCGTTGGTAAGAAGAATATCAATCTTGAACAGAGTTCTAAATTATTAACTAACGCTTTATTTAGCCCGCGTCTTATTGCTAGCCGTATAAAATTTCTTAATCCGTCTACTTATATACAAGCATCACCAATGGTAAGACAAGAGTACATCAAAGGTCTTGCACGGTCTACTGTTAATTGGTGGGCATTAGCTGGACTGGCTGAATTGGCTGGAGCTACTGTAAATAAAGATTCAAATAACGCTGATTTTGGTAAGATTAAGATTGGTAATACAAGAATTGACCCAGGCGCTGGATTTCAACAATATCTTGTTCTAAGTAGTAGAATGAGACCTAATGAGTTAGGTGGTGGATTTACTAGTTCTACCACTAGCAAAACTAGTCAATTTGGTCAGGGCTATAAGCCAAGAACTAGACTTTCTACGGCTCAAGAATTTGCAGCTAATAAGTTGCATCCAACTGCGAGACTAGCTTATGATATGATGAATGCCTCATCTGATAAACCATTCAATCTAGGAGATGAATTAGTTCAGAGAGTAATGCCTATGATGGTTACGGATATTATACAAGCCTCCAAGGATAGTCCAGAATTAGCCGCTCTCGTTGGAGGCTTATCTAGTGTTGGTATGGGAACACAAACATATGAGCCTGGTAGATTCCAATCTCCTACGTATGTGCCAAGTAACTATGATATCTCATTTGGAGGTCGCTAGTTTATCTTTCTTTCTCATTCTATATTGTTTACTATACCCTAAATATTTCTTACGATGTTTCTTACAAGTCTTAAATGGATAACATGGTATGCCACAATAAGCACAACAGTTATTTAATCTCCATCTTGTTCTATACCGTAGTAGCCAAATACGATTATAGTTCCTTCTTTTATTCAAATCAATATAATGGGCCATTATCCGTTAGCTTGATTAGGCCAATCTAACCTGTTTACACTAGACGCTCGTAATCCTTTTGGTGTATTATCTGCTACAAATTCTACTCTAATTATTGATGACCCATTCTGGTAGTCCACTACTAAATCTTGCCAGAATCCTAGAAAGTCATCTTCATGGAAAAAATAATCTTTTCCATCTTCGGCTCTGATAAATCCATATTTCTTTTTTGATTCAACTGTTTTGACTGTTCCGTTCATCTAATATACCTTTCCCTTCTGGATTATACCACATAGAACGACCGCAAATTAAAATATTAGCCGCTAATAAGCAATCATATAAATACTCAGCTAGCATAAGGTCTGGGGTATTTGAGTCATTCTCAATAGAAAATTTATTTATAGTAGATGAGAATTCTCTAATTATTTCTTCTCTCACCTCAGCCAATTTCATCCTATATTGATTTTCTCTTACAATTTGATATGAATACTTCTTACTCATTCGTCACTCTCTGGTATTCTCTGATAACAGAAACCACACTTAGGTATCATCTGGACTATCTCACCAGATATTTCTACTGGCTTTTTATCCTTAAGAGATGGGCAATCTAAGTATTTATGAACACAAGTTCCCAATGTAATTCTCTTATCTTTTTGAATATGAAATGTTACATATCTCATTTCTTCTCCAATTGTCTGTAAAATGCGTCATCTCTCTCAAACATA